ATGGAGAGCACGCTATCGACAGTTGACTACTTCAACAACGAACGTACCTACAACTACTTGCGCAACGCTGGTCTGTACATTGTCTATGACCTCCCCGATGTGTTCGGTTCCAACCCAATCAAATCTGCGGTAAATGGCTCGCTCTGGAGCCTACCAGCAGAATTTTTCATGTACCTCTTGACGCCAGTAATACTTATCCTCGCCGGCCGAAGGAGAGGCTCAGTCTATGCTGCTGCAGCCACAACATTCTCCTGTACGGCTGTATATCTGACCTATTTTTACTCCGGCCCCAGACTTGTCATCTATGCCACCGAAGTGCGCGCTGCCTGTGCGATGGGTGCCTATTTCATGGCCGGCAGCTTTTTCAGGGTGATCGAAGAGAAAATCACTTTCGACATCAGACTCGTCGCCCTGGTGTTGGTTGCGCATGCCATCTCTACCTACTGGTTTGATGGGTGGACTCGCTATCTCGTTGGGGTAACCAGTGCATTCTCAATTCCATACGTTGTCTTGGGGATCGCGAAGAGATCGACGCCGGTTATACGGGCGGCAGGGAGCAAGGGAGACTTTTCCTATGGTCTCTATCTCTATGCCTTCCCTATCCAACAGAGCATTTCTGCCTACTTTCCCGATATGAACGTTTGGACTTCAATAATCCTAGCCTTCACTTTCACGGCGCCGTGTGCGATCGGATCATGGCATCTCATCGAGAAGAGAGCCATGAAGGCGAAGAGATTTGCGGTCACTCGGATGTCGGCAAAGGCAGCGCCTCCCGAGCCAACGGAGGCAGCTCGTTGAAGAACGAGGCATAGCGAGGGTCGGACAGGTCCACCTGTCCTTGATTCATGAAAATCTTGTTGTCCTGCACACTTGCGAATACAGCAACGATGACCTTTTCATCTGCCCCAGAGAACTGTACAAACATGTCGCCTCCTCAAATTTCGTAACCGGAAACACTCATCGTGAATGTCGGCGTACCGGCTGTCGATGTCGCACTGTAATAGAGCGTCTGCATGACAGTGATCGGAAGATCCCGATAAGTCGTTGAAATGCCCCCGGCTGCGCCCACACTATTGTTTATGCCTTGGATGCCGCACCCTGAGACGGCAGCATAGACGCTTAACGACGTGCTTGGCGTCGAGGAGGTCGACGCCACGGACATAGTGCCAGATGCCTTTCGCGCGTTCGGTGGCACCGCAGCGGAAATCGACAGTGCCGTCGGCGATGCCTGCGTGCTGCTCGTCGTTAGTACCGTGACGAACGGAATCGAGAGCTGTCGATCGACTTGGACACCCTGGATGAACTGCCCGCTCCCATTCGTCGGCCATACGCTCACAAGAGCTGACGCGGTATAGCCGGCCGGCATGTTCCCGCCGCTGTACACTTCGGATACCCGTCCCGCCGTCGCGTTCGTCGCGAGTAGTGCGACCGCGGCGAGCGCCGGATTGTAGATGGCATAGAGCGCGACATAGCCCGATGTCGGTGCCGATCCGGTATCCATGCCGCCCGCACCGGTCGCGGCTAGGTTGATCGTCTTGTTGAACCCGGCCAGCCTAAAGAACCCGCCGCCTAGCGTCGTTTCAACGACGATCTCGTCGGCCGTGAACGTCGCCGATGCGCTCGCGGCCGACACGTTCATGCTGGCGTTGCGGACTGCCCCCACGACACCGCCGGATGCGCGCTGCGCGAATGCAGTAGTCGCCAACTTGTTCGAACTGTCGAACTGCGGCGCCGTCACGAAATTGGCCCCCGACATAGTGCCGGCAAAAGGCAATTGCGCACTACCCCCGACCGCCACCCACTGAGTTCCGCCCGCCGGCACGATGAGCAAATTGTCTCCCGGTTGCAGAACGACACTTGTGTTTCCCCCATTTGCAAGGATCGTGTCGTTCCCTGCGCGCACAATCGTGACGGGAGCGGAACTGGAAGTGTTATTGAGCAGGAACGCGCCACCGCCAGGCATTGCAGCGGCTGATGGCAACGTGAATGTCGATGCTGAACCACCCCAAAAATTGATGACCGATCCGGACTGCGATGCAGTAAGCGTCTGGCTGGACGTATAGGCTGAGAATGCTTGGAAACTTCCAAGTGCTCGCTGCACGAACGCCGTCGTCGCAAGCTTCGACGTGTTGTCGAACTGCGACGGCGTCTGTGTCGTTGCCCCTTGGACGTGCCGCAATGCGACCGTACCGCCGCCGATATCCCATTGTCCGACACGCGAGAACAGCTCGAGTGAGTCGCCCGGCACGAGGACGACTGACGAGATTAACCCGCCGGCATACGACCAGATCAAATCCCCGCCTTGAGTGGCAACAGTTTGATTGACGCCGGATTGATTGACGAACACCGCCCGTCCGCCGGCCGGAATCGCATTTCCAGGCGGAAGGGTTGTCGTAAACGACGTGTTCCCGTTGAGTTCGATGATTTGACCGACCTCGGCACTGGTTAACGTAGTGGCCTTGGTGATCACGGAAACGCCCGAGTAACTTCCGAGCGCCTTCAGCACGAAAGCCGTCGTGGCGAGTCTCGTGGTGTTGTCGAATTGCGGCGGCGTCGGCGCCCTGGGCGTACCCGTCAGGTTCGACGAGTCGATCGGAGCCTTTGTTGAAAGCCCGTTCAGAACCGTCGTTGCGAAGTTCGGATCGTTCCCGAGTGCGTCCGCCAACTCCTTGAGCGTATCGAGCGATTGCGGCGACTGGCCCACGAGCGCTGCTAACTTGGCTGCAAGGTCGGTTTTCAGCGCGTATTGCGAATGCGGGTCCGGGGCGGCGACGTGTTGCGCGAGGCTCGTTTGCGATTGCTCGACCTGTTGCTTCAGATAGCGTGTGCGGCCGCCGAGCTGCTTGGCCTGCTTGTTCGAAACACCGTCCGGGCCACCTTCGACCGGATCGCCTGTTTCGATTTGATAGAGGTCTTCCTCCCATTGGGAAGTTTCGACGAGTTTGCCCATTAACTGCTCCCGTGGTTGTACTGTCCGTCGTAGTGAACCGCGTCGGCGAACGTGATGCGATGCAGGCTGTAGGGCTTCTTGCCGGAACGGACGTCCGTGACCAGCTCGTTGAACGCGTTGTCGACGCCGTCGTGCGTCGAAATGATGTGGACCTGACCGCCCCACATCAGCAGGGCCATCGCAGCTTTCAGCAGCTCGCCGAGCTGCTCGTGGAACGCAGCTTCGTCGATGATCACGCGACCTTGCTTGCCGCGCAGGTTCGACGGGCGCGACGACAGCGCAGTCACCCGGAAACCCGAGGCGAAGCGGATCACGTACGCGAGAATCGATTTGTCGCCGTCCTTGTCCTGAAAGACTTCCTCGGTTTCTTCGATCTCGTCGGCCGCGAGGCTGTAGAACTTGGCCCAATCGGCGCAGTCGCGAATGAACTCCTGCGCCATGTCCTTGTTGTAACCGACGTACCAAACGTCCATGCCGCGCTGGCTGGCCGCCAGCAACGCGGAATCGGCCGCTTCGCCCCAGGACAGGCCGACGCGGCGCGACTTCTCACAGACCTTGACGGGCGACGTGTCGGCGGCCCATTTCTGCTGATACGGCAGCAGGACAGCGGGCGCGCGATCTGCACGGGTTTCGACGATCGTCATCCGACAATCCCAAGAATCTGACGACGGATCGCGTCGGCCGCGTCATCGGACAGGCCGCCGCTCTTGACGACCTTGTCGACGGCCGCTGCTGCCGCTTCCGCGCGCGCCTGCACCTCCAGGCGGAATTTCTTCTGGTTCACGCTCGCGCGGGCCAGCGTCGCGATGTTCTTCGCGGCCTTGGACAGCAGCGCGATACGCTCGCCCGGATCAGCGTCTTCGTCGGTCGCTTCCTGCAGGTTGACGATGGATTCGAACATTTCAGTCTGCACGAGCGCGATCACGGCCTCGGAACGGGCGTCCTGGTCGTCGGCTGCGCCTTCGGTCAGGATGCGAGCGGCTTCCGTGCTCGCCTTGATCGCGGCGAAGCGGCGCTCGATGCGCTGCCCGTACCGATGGATCGCCGACTTGCTGATCTGGTAGCCCTTGTCGCGAAGCGTTTGCTCCAGCTCCTGGTAGCCCGTGAAGTTGCCCTCGACGAGCGCGCTTTCGAGCCATTCGCGCACGGCCATCGGCAGGCGTTGCACGCCGCTGCTGCGCCCCATGTCACTGGCTCCAGTACTTGGCCGGCCGCGCGATGCCGGGCTCGCAATCGATCGTGTACTCGGCGATGTCGACGCCGTAGCGCGTGAGGTCGCCCCACCAGCGGCCGGACGGCTCCTTGCGCAGTTTCACCAGCACGCGATCGGCGAGGTAGTCCAGCTCCTTGCGCACTTCAAGCGCCGTGATGTCGGCGAAGATCGAGCGCATCGTCATCTGGACCACGTCCTCGACGACTTCCTCGGGCCGCGCGTTGTACAGCGCCAGAATCAGATACCAGCGCAGCGATTCGCGGCGCACCTTGGCGTGGTCGATTCCCAGCGGGTTGGTGGGCGTCATTGATTTCCCCGGAGTTGTAAGTTTTCGAATCTGAGCGCGATCGCGTCGAGCTTCGCTTCGATGACGGTCTGGTTGCGAACGTAGTCCTCGCGGCGTACGTACTGGAGCGGTAGGTCAGCCTGAAATCGCAGAAAATCGCGCTCCAGGCGGGCCGTGTTGTCTGCCTGCCGGCTGATCTGCTCGAGCATGGCTTTGAGCTGGTCTTCCTGTTTCTGATCACGCTCGGCCTGGTGCCGCTCGATCTGCAGGATCAACACCTTGCCGGCCGCGATCAGCAAGCCGATGAACGTCGCGAGCATCGACACCAGTTGCCAGAATTCCACCTGTAACGTCACCGCGTTTCTCCCTCGATGTAGTCGATCAGCTTGTTCAGTTGCGATTCGATGTCGCGGCTGCGGCGGCTGGCGTCGATGTGGTGGGCGAGGATGTCGTCCTGGCGTACCCCGGAGTCAAGGGCGTCATCGGTGCCGGCCGGCGCAGCAACGCCGGCGGCAGCACCGGTCGCGGGCACACCATCGGCGCCGGCGGCGGCGTTCCACACGCCGACAAAGCCGACAGTGAAAATGCAGCGAGGCAAGTCCTGAAGAGGCGCATCCGGCGCCGGGCGGTATTGGCTCGTGACACTGGGAATTCTCCGTTTCAGTTCATCGACTTCGAGCGCGTGCCGGGCTTTTTCGGCGAACAGGTCGCTGGCGAGCGCCGCCGCGCGCTGCGTCTCTGCGCGTTCCTTGATGCGCGCTTGTTCGACGGCGTCGCGTGCGCTGTCCGCATACTGGCGTTCGAGCTTCACGACCTTCGCGTCGCCGGCGAGCGCGCCCGCGTGGTAACCGCCGAAGTACGCGATCGCGCCGGCGGCGATCGCACCGATTGCCGCGGCGCCGGCAGCGGCAGCCACGCATTGGCCGCGCGAAAGCAGGACAGGAAAGTTCATGAACATGCTCCCGGCCCAAATCCGGCCTTGACGTAACGCGGCTCGAACGTGCGCAGGATCACGCGCGGGTAGCGGCATGAATCTCGAACATGTTCGTGGCTGGTCAACCAAAGCGGAGCTTGATTTCGTCGATCAGCTCGCCGGCAGCACAAGCGCCATCAGCCTGCTGCAAGGCTATCTGGCAGGTATGAAGCACCGCGTCGACTTCGGTCAGATCGATCCGGGACTGACCATGCGCTACGCAAACGAGCGCCTGAATACGCTGTACTCGAAATCTGATCGCGGGCCTCAAGCCCGGCAAAGGCTCATCCGCCTGATTCACGTCGCAAAGCGTGATCTTGCAATGGCGGATGACAGCTACCGCGCTGTCCTGAAGCAGATTGGAAAGAAGGAATCTGCGGCGGACCTGACCATTCCAGACCTGGAACGGGTTCTGGAACACCTGAAGCGCTGCGGCTTTAAAGTGCGTTCCAAAAAGGGGGCACGCGGTCAAGCGGACGACGAGCAATCGAAGATGATCCGCGGCCTCTGGCTTGAGCTGGCGGATCGGGGCGTCGTACAGAACCGGTCCGAGGAAGCGCTTGGGGCTTTCGTAAAGCGCATGACGCACGTCGACGCGCTCGAATGGCTCAGTTCCGCCCAGGCATCCCGTGTAATTGAGCACCTCAAAAAATGGCGTGACAGGACGACGGAGGCCGTATGAAGGACGAAACGTTCAAAAGCAAAGGGCCGGAACTGCTGGTCGACTTGTCGCTGCAGGTCGCGCAGGCGCTGATCGAGCTGGCCGACATCGGCGCCGACCAGGCGAACCAGCTCGGGCGCGAGATCGCTGACCGCATGGCCGGCCACTGGGGCGGCCAGAACATTTACTTTCCGATGGGCGTGTCGTACCGGCTGTCTCAGCGTGATCGGCAAATTTTCGACGAATTCCGCGGCGACAACCATGCCGAGCTGGCGCGGAAGTTCGGTGTGTCACTCCAGTGGATTTACAAGATCATCAAGGCGGTCCGACGCGAAGAGATCGCGGCCCGCCAACGCGACCTGTTTGCAAGTCCTACTTCCACCGATTGAGCCTGAGGGGGCTGCCTTGACAGATAGGTAGCCGCCCCTCAGACTCGGTCCGCAAGTGTTGTCGTAAATCCCGCGTCCGCCAGTGGACAACGGTGTTGCCCCCACCACAAGGGCGGGGACAACCGCTACGCGGTTCCACCGTTGACCACTGTCTCCTCGCGAACCTTGCCTTCGGCCTGACGCGGCCCTCGCGGGCCTTGCCCCAGAGAGATATATTTCTGTTTCAACCTACGCAAGTGGTTTGCAAGCGCCGTTCCGTGTGATCCCGTTCCGTCCCGCCTCATACCGGAAATATCGCGCGTTCTCCCTTGGAAATATCTCACTTCTCTTCAGCACGAGCCGTTTCGTCTCGCGTGACGCGACGGGCGGCCGAAGGGTACGCGCGGCGAAGGGCACGGCGGGGCGTGCCGTGGACGCCGGCTTGATGCCATGCCGTCATTTCGTTGCGTCGTACGCGGTATCGTGGCGAAAGGCGAAAGGCGAAAGGCGAAAGGCGAAAGGCGAAAGGCGAAAGGCGAAAGGCGTTGCCGTTGCGTCTTCGCGCTACGCGCCCGTGTCGCCATATCGCCAAGCCATCGCGCCAGCGCGCGCGATCGAACG